ATAGATTAGATTACAATTTTAAAATTGCATGGATCAAAGTTTATGAAGCTTGTATCAAAAAATTTAAACAAAATGAAGATGAAATATTATCTTATGATTGTCCGTGTCATACAATAAAAGATGAATTAGATTACAAGTATTCATTACAATAAAATTACTTCATATAAATAAATTGAAATAATAAAAATTATAATAATTATAACAATTATAACAATTATTAAATGCCAAGGAAATCTAAAGATGAACTTAATGATTTTGGATATGTCTATAAATTACATCATAAATGTCAGGATCTAGGTGACAATTTTTATATTGGGAGTACTGTAAATCACTATCAGAGGTGGGGCCAACATAAAGAATCATGTCAGAACCAACGATCAAAACATTATCATTATAATGTCTATAAGTTTATTAGAGAAAATGGAACCATTGATGCATGGGAAATGGAAATTATTCAAACATATGAAAATATTACAAGTAGGCAATTGGAAAGACATGAACAAGAATTTAGAGATCAACTTAAACCAAATCTAAATATGAGAAAATGTGGAACAGATATTAGTAGTATTTATCAGTATGATAAACAGGAATATAATAAAAAACGTTGTGAAATGTATCGTAAAGAAAATAAAGATACAATAAAGGAAAAGCTTAGCGAAAAAGTGTTTTGTGATGTTTGCAAAAAATATGGTAGAAAAGGAGATCGAGCTCAGCATATTAAATCTCAAAAGCATCAAAAAGGACTATCGATAAATGATGCGAAGAAGATACCCGATTCCAAGGAATATAGTACCTAGAACAAGTATAATCATAAATTGCTTTGATTTAATTATAGTTTTTACAATACCCATGACTGCATTCTTACCGACAAGTTCAACAGTACTGGTAATTGTTTCACTAATATCATTTATACTTTCAGTAATCTCAGTCATATCAGGTAATTTTGTTTTTGTTTTTGTTTTATGTTTTTTTTTGAGTGGAGTTTTACTATGCTTTGGAGGAGCAAATGTATCAGAATCAGAATCATCGGAAAGCGGTATTCGTGTAAATGTATTGATTCGACCTGTTGTTGAATCTCCTGAATCTGATTCATAAAAAATTGTATTAGTTTTTGTTTTAGTTTTAACAATTATTTTTTCACCAACAGAACTCGATTCATCAGTCAAATCAGGTATTGGTGTTATTTTGATATTTTCTTTGGGAGATTCAGGCGAAGCAGGTAATTTTGGTAGTGATGTCCTTAAAACTCTAGGTGGTTTTTCCCTTGGATTAGTCGGTGGAATAACAGCTTCAGACATTGGAATATTATAATTATATAATGTAAAACAAATTACAACAACATTAAGAAACCACATATTTTATTTATATTAAATACAATTAATTTAAGTTATAGAACGGTCACATGAAACTGTATAATTAAATCTTTTAAGAGTTATTGTTTGATTCAATGCAGTTGTGCATCTGATTGATAAAAATAGTAATATTGTGCCGGAGTAAATACTATTATAATCATAGATATTACTACCAGAATAATTGGTTTTACCCGCAATTACATTATCTATAGTATATGATGTACCATCTTTAAATGACATCATAATTTCAAATGTTTGTGCGGGTATGTCTGTAATTTCTATATTCCAATCAACTTTAAGACACATTACTTTATTAGCATTATAAACCATAGCACCTGGATAAGTTCCAAATTGACTCCATGTTGGATTAATTGGTAATGAAGAATTATTTGATTTAAATACGGCTGCTGCGTTGTTTAAGATTGACCCATCCCCTATATTATACTGTGAAACTACAAATGATGCACTTCCATTCCAAGTTATTTCAGCAAATGGAAGAATTCCACCACCACCACCTCCACCGGCTGGTGTTTCATTAGTCCATCCTAATAGTGAATCATAGGTAAGAACTTGTCCATCTGATAGAGGATTGGTTGTTGTATCAACATCTTGTAAGTGATCCATAGTATAAATTGGGTTGAATTGCAAGCCAATTTCATAATTTCCATTATAAATAGTTAGGTCTTCAATACTACTGTTTCCTGGTCCATACAGATACTGGACATAGTCTGCTTGGATATCAGATAGTAAGATACTATATCTGTTAGTTTTACCAATATCAGCTGGAATAGTAATTTGACTACCATATCCAAGTAATGTCAGAGCACTTGAATGTGAATTTGTCCTATTATCAGTTTTACTAATTAAAATATAATGGTTTGTAGCATCAAGATAAAATTCACCAGGAACAACAGTCGGTGTTGTTGGATGAGTATAAGCACTACCAAATGTGTATGGAAATGACACTGCTGTTCTGAGAGGATTACTTGGTGTCCCATTTCCAAAAATTGTAACATTATCAGTTGATACCGAAGTTAGTCCAACTGCTGAAGACATTAATTGTTGTTTAGTACCAGTCAATTTATTTACAGATATTAAAGTCCAACCAGAATTTTGTTGCCTGACAATAATTTCAGCAATCGGAAAATATTCAGGTGTCTTAAAATTAGGAAGCACCATAGTACTAAAACCGACCGATTGAATGGTTGTTAATGATCCACTAATTTGTTGTGGAACTGTGAAGATATATCTAAATTTTTGTGAAGCAGCGTCTGATGTAGCTGGTATAGCAATTACAAATATTTTACCATATGAATTATTAGTAATGTCTACTAGTGACCATGTACCTCCAGTATTGAGATTATATCTGAGAACTCCTGTATTTAAAATATCAATTTCTGCTTGATTCGTCACAATAGTATCAACTGCAGACCCAGTCAAATATAATACCGAATAAGGTAAACTAGCATTATCGGTTTTCAATAATTGTGGACTGGTAGTTTGCAAATCTTCATCAGCTAAGACAGTTTGACTAATATCTGGTCTGCGGTCTGCTGGTGTTGTACTGCTCAGAGTATAATTAGTTAAATCAGCCCCTGAAACAATATATGTTCCAATTGTTTGATGTAGCTCTCGATGTACTGTCCAAGGCATTAGACCATGTGATTCTCTAACTGCAAATTTATAACCACTTTCATAATTAACTTCAGCAATTTGCAACATATCAAAAGTCCAAGGTGATGTACTCCATACAAAGTTGGTACCATTATAATATAGAAAAAAGCTATTCCCAACTAGATCATCATGTGCTGCACTAACCCAACCATTTATTAATGATACTACTTCAGTATTATGCCAATATGCTTTCCATCCAGCTCCTGATAAGGTAATTTTTCTAGTCACACTATCATAATTGATGACAATTAATTCTGGATGATCAAAACCAGTTGGATCTAGTGTTATAGGACTTGGATCAGTTGGTATAGTTGGAAAGTCAGTAATATCTGCAACAACATGTTGATGAGCACTTGGAGGCATTGTAGCTGGCGGATTTTCAATATCATTCCACATGTGAATATGTGCAGATGGTGCATACTCAGCTGGTTTGTTCTGGACATCAACCCATTCAACAGATCCAACACTTGAAGAATATCTAAGTTCTAGTGTAGCACCAAGAACACTCACAGGATTACCGAGTACACTACCAAATGTAACTGTAATTTCAAAATCATTTGCATTATTTACAATATCATCAATAGTACTTTGATAAATCACAGTGTTGTGAATATCAATAATCACAATACTAGTCCATTCAGCTAAATCAAAATGATGTCCCATTCTAGATGTTTTGGATACTCTAAGCGTTTGCGGATTTGGTAACAACAAGATATCAGACGCACAATATATTTCACCAGCTTGTGGTGGGTTATGTGTATCAGTAAAATTGAATCTAAAATTTGATAGATCTGAAGCCTGATTTGATAAATCCAAATTAGATATTGGATTGTTATTCATATTACAACTACCTTTTACATTTATGGTATAGGTAGTAATGTCTTGCGGACGCAAATGCATAAAATTATGGTGATCACCTGATGTTGGTAATGAATTGTTTAAACAGAGATCTAGCATTCTATATCTATTACACATTGAAATATTTTTCGAACCAATAGATATACAACAACCATGAGCAATCCTGAAGCCGTTAACAAACTTGTCAAAGATCTGACCGAACTCGCTAAGGATGCAGATAGTAAAACTATCGCTGGATCTGCCTATGGGCTTAACAATTTATCTGGTGGGCTCCTAACAGGCGGATCCAAAAGGCGAAAAGGTAGAAAACGTGCTGTTAAACCAGGATCACATGCATCAAAAGTGAAAACATACATGAAGAAACATAAGAATAGCACCTTAGGACAAGCATCACATGCTGTTGCTCAAGGTAAAAAATAATTGAAATTAGTTATTTGAAGAAATATAAATGGCAAAAGATTACTCGAAAGCAAAAATTTATAAATTGATTGATAATAGAGGGTATTTCTATATTGGAAGCACATGTAATACATTAGCAAAAAGATTACAAAAGCATAAAGATAAAGCAGTAATGTATCCAGAAAGAAAATTGTATAAAAGATTTCTTGAAGTTGGATGGGATAATGTACAACATCTATTAGTCACTGATGATTGTAATGTCAAAAATGAAGATGAATTACGCAAATTTGAAGATTCTTTTATTGAACCAGCTCTAAATGATCCAAAATGTTTAAACGAATTGAGAGCGTTTAATTATCCAGGAATGGATAATTTTGAAAATAAACACGAATGGATAAAAGCATCCAGAAACCAATATTATTATGATAATAAAGATCGAATTAATAAACGATCAGCAGAATTAGTAGAATGTTCAATTTGTAAAGTTAAAATTACACGTGGTCATCTTTTACGACATCAAAAAACACCATTATGTCAACCTAAAAAGAAATAAAATGCATACTATGGGTATAGAATGCCAAAAAAAACTTGCGGTGGTTATGGTTCTAAAGCAGGTGCATCCAGATCTAGGTGGATTAAAGCAATAAAAAAACTTGCCAATGAATATCGAAAAGTTAAACCAGGTACGGCCCGTGTAATATCAAAAGCACGGAGAGTTAAAAAAAGATAAAAATCAAAATAATATTATAGTAGAATAAAATGTTTCATACTCTAGAAATTGATAGTGACTCATCCAAGGTAACTAACATCGCAGATCAACGCAAATCTAGTCGGTCAACTCATGTTCAACATGTTTTAGGCTACAGATCAACTGATAAACCAGTTGATTATGAACATGAAGATATAAAATTAACAAATAGTGTGTTTACACCTAGATATTTTCAATTTGCAGGTGACTGGCCTAATAGAATTTTAATCAGCGGAACTACCTTATGTGGAAAATCATATTTTACAAGTATGATTATCAGATCTTATAAAAAACAATTTAAGGATAATGATGTAATTATTTTTAGTAATTTGGATGAAGATCCAATTCTTGATAAATATAAACCAACTCGAATAGAACTTAGTGAAGACTTAATTGAAGACCCTATTGAATTGGAAGAATTAGCAAATTCATTAGTTATCTTCGACGATATTGATTCATTAACAAATAAATCAATTAGAAAAGCTGTTCATGAACTTCGCGACCAGATTTTTGCAACTGGTAGACATCACCAAATTGCTAGTATTACTACAAGTCAGTTACTATTGAAAGGTAAAGAGTCTGTAGGATCCCTTGAAAATACTAATTTGGTAGTATTATTTCCAGTTGCTAGTCGAGGTCAGGTTTATTCTTATTTTAAAGATAAGATGCATTTTGATAAAGATCTCATAAATAAAATTTGTAAATTAAGAACTAGATGGATAGTTTTTCATAAAGCTTGTCCAATGTTTATTTTGTATGAAACAGGATTTTTTTTCATCTGAATATTTTAGAATGTACATGTATAGAACAACATGGTAGAATTTTTTATGACATCTGTTCCACCACCTCCAGATCAAGGGCAGCTCTACGATTGGATGACCGTCCGTTCTGATTCAATCAAAACTAGAAGCCTTCAATTTATTACAGATACGGGTGATGCACCAGTTCTAATTGGATTTCCATCTGCTCGAACATTAATTGTTCGATACCGATCAAATGTAGCTCCTCCGAATAATATGTTTCCATGTACTATTCCAGATACCGAAGCTGGTGTTTATAATGGAATGATAAATGAAGGTAATATTGGTCAAGTAGTTACTACTAACCAAGTTAGCAATGGAACACGATTGGGTTGGTCACAAGGAGATCAACAATATCTACAATTCGAATTTCATCAACCAGCTAAGAGTGTTGGTGGAATGATGTATATTACATTAGACTTTTTAATTTTTGGTCTTCAACAACAAGCTAACTCACTACCATCTGGAACTACTCTTCGCTTTACTGTTCAAATGTTTCATGCTACTCTAGATACATTTATGGATGAAGCTCCAGTACCAGGTGAGTTAGGTAATGATCATATGTTAGTTCAAGTTAGTGGTGCTGTTGAAACTGCTACTAATAAACAATCACTACATTTTGCTATTGGAACACCACCAAATACATTTACTAATCAACAGGATCATTACATCAGATTTAAGATTGCTCGTGATGTATCAACAACAGATGATTCAATTCTATGGATTGACCAAATAACTCTTAATGCTAATAGTTTTGACTATGTTGAATAATAATTTTAAACATAACAGTATAGACATAATGTCCGAGTTTTTAATGACTACTGTACTACCACCAGATGGAGATTTATATGAATGGTCTACAATCCGAGCACAACAAGTTAAATGTAATAGCTTAAGGTTAGTTAATGATAATCAGGGATTTAGTCCTTCGGTATTGGGACTACCTGGATCTAGAATGTTATTTATGCGATATAGAGCAGATGCAACACCAGGTGAGACATTGCTCGGAATGTTACCTGCTAATGAATCTTGGATATTTCACCCAATATTAACAAGTAATGATATAACAGGAACATCCTCATCAAGTAATGGATACAGAATTCAACCGCTCACCGATACTCAGCTAAACATGCAATATTTAGCGTTTAAAGTTATCCAACCACCTACAACAATGATTAGTTATTTAACGGTCACTATTGATTTAAATGTTTGGAAGGTAAACCAAGCATCACTACCAGCTGGAAGTATCTTAATGTTTAATATTCAATTGTATCAAGCAACACGTCCAGATTTTTCAGATGAAATAGCACTTACCAGTGGTTCACTTCAGAATGATAGATTCAATATAATGTTATGTGCACCTGATCCAACAGATAATATAGTAGCAACAAATAAACAAGTATGTCGCTTTACTACAACCTGTAGTTATCTACCACCTGATCAAACAACTACCTACTTTAGATTCAAAATATCTCGAAGCACTAGTACTACAGATGCTACAAAATTGCGATATGATCAGATAACTGTTACAGCTGATTTATTTGATGAAAGCACATAAAAAAAATGGAATCATTTTAAAAGTTGAAACCTTTCTGGGATGAAAGTTTCAACTTCTCCGGGTTTCAACTTTTTTCTAAAACTATTCCTAGAAACATCACTTTGTAAGTTATGCCGCATGATTGACTTTTTTTCTGCCAAATTTTTTTTTTGATCAAATTTCTTAAACCTTTAAACTTTCGGCTGTTTTACCCTGATTTCTTTAAACTTTTTTTAAACTTCTTTAAACTTCTTTAAACCTTGCTCTCTTTCTTACTTCTTCTACCATTCTGGTTACTTTTTTTGTTTACATAGAAAAAACCAATAAGATAGAAGAATATAAGATAGAAGAATATATTTTTTATAGCAGAAGGAAGAAAACCAGAAGATCTAAGAATATTAGAAGATACTTCACATATATAGCTTCCTATTTGGTATTTTCATAGCAGAAGGAAGAAAACCAATAAGAATATAAGATAGAAGAATATATTTTTCACTATGTATATATACAAACATGGATCAGACTTCTTCTTTAACACTTCCGGTGTTCACCAGTATAGATAGTAGAGTAGACCCCACAGCAGCTACGAGTCGACAGTACATTGCTAACATCGGAGGTAAGTCCCTGAGTTATCGGCATTATGATTCGGTAACTCATAATATAAATAATACCAAATATCATGTGGATCTCAATGATTTTGCACTTACATCTCGTAGAACATTTATCAAATATCGAATTAGAGTTGATTTTACAGCTGCAAGAGATGGATTAGATGTAAACTCAGGACTACGAAACTTACCATTAGCTAGTGTTCTTGAAAACATCAATATGAAACTAGCACAAGCCGATTACACTCTGACACTTCGAAGAAATATTCATGCTCTAATGCATTATGGTTCATCTCCAGAAGAACGAAATAGATGGTTATGTGGAACTCCAAGTTTTTTAGATCAGTTTCAGAGTTATGCTCCATTACCAGCTAATCTCGGAGCTAGAAATCCATTTGCACTATATTCTACTAATCCAATAGAACAGACTAGAAATCCTGGAGTTTGGGGACAATACTATAATGCAGGTAATGCACCAGTAGCTGCCGATGCAAATGGAAAAACATATTGGATATCTGATGATTTATTTGAGCCATTATTTATTGAGCCAATGAATTGGAGTGAACGTGATGTAGTTGGTCTCAATAATTGCGATACACTTGATTTGATGTTTACATACAGCAATTTATCAGGAATGTGGTCTGATTACAGAGCAGATGGAGATGCTGACCGTATTGCCGGTGTTACTTGGTTTGGATCTCAGCAATTATATTTAGTTCACATTGCTCCTCAAGATAATCATCCATTTCCACCAATTCAATACTTACCTTATTACCAATTGAATGAGTGGATGAAACTAGGACAACTACTGAATGCTGGAGCTGAAACAGATATTTATTCTGATGTTTTATCATTTACTGGTGTTCCGAAGCGATTCTACATTATAGCCAGAGAAAACATTAGAGATGGTCCTTTACCTGCATCAATTGCTAGACAGGCTGATACATTTGCACAAATTACTAATGTAAGTATTCAATGGGGAAATCATCCTGCAGTGTTATCAGATGCTGATTCATGGGATTTATATAACATCAGTGTTAAGAATGGAAATGATCAATCATGGTTACAATGGTCTAAATTTCAGGGATCTGTGCTATGCTTAGTACCTGGAACAGATTTACCACTTGAAGCAGATGAATCACCAGGTACAGCAACTAAAATCAGTGTACAGATTAAGGTTCATATTAGAAATATTTCCACAGATGCAACAGCCTATACATTGTTTGTAATTCCAGTAGAAGAAGGTTACAGCATAAACGCTGGAAAACGTATCAATCATTTCCTAAACCCACTATCAAAAGGGCAGGTTTTAACGGCTAGTCCAAGTCCAGTTCCACAATCAGGTATTAGAAATTACCTTGGAGGTGCATGGTATGACGATCTCTGGTCTGGGATAAAAAAAACAGTCAATTTTGGAAGTAAATTACTATCACCAATTCTACCAATGCTTTCTGGTGTACCAGTCGTGGGGCCAGCATTAAGCACATTTGGTCCTGCAGTTGCTAATGGTCTGGTTCAAGCTACAGGTGGTAGGGTAAGACGTAAAATACGTGGGTCTGGTATACTTAGTCGCGAACAGCTTCGCGAGAGAGCGGAAGATGTTGCTTAATTATAATTAAATAAAAAATTGAAAAAAAAATGAAATAACATGAAATTATATCATGCCAGTAGATTATCAATTTACAAAAATTTATAAACTTGTTTTGAATGGTGATTTAGATAAACCAATTTACGTTGGATCAACAACACAAAAATATTTATCAAATAGGATGGCAAAACATAGAAAAGATTTTAAAGCGTGGAGAAATGGTAAATCAACTCATAAATATGCTTACTTCCAAACTAATTTGGAGATCAATAATGTTAAAATTGATTTGATAGAAGAATTTTCATGTGATAATATTTTACAATCAAATTCACGAGAATTATATTGGATTCAATATTATAATCTTAACCAAAATAAACCACAACAGATTAATACAAATTTCGATGACTGTTTATCAATCCAAGAAAAAACTAAAATATACAATGAACAGTATTATCAATTAAATATTGAGCAAATGAAAACTTACAATTCAACAAAAAAAGAATGTGATTTATGCGGTAAAATGATTACACAAACACATTTACAGAGACATAAAATAGAAAATTGTCCAAAACGATCAGATTTAACGATTAAAAATAAAGCAACAAAAAAACCATGTGATTTATGTGGGAAAGTACTTACATCAAATCATCTTGCAAGACATAAACGAGAATCATGTCCTAATAGAAATATTTCCATAGCTTAATTATTCAAATCTATGAAAATATTTATAATGCTGCTCCCTACTTTTTTCAGATGGAAATGATTTTGGTTTATATATACAAAACTCACATGAAAACCTTCCGTCTTTTTCAACTGGGTGTGGTTTTGCTTCACTTTGTTCAAATTTATAAATTATTATGTATGGCATTTATAATATTATTAACATAAATAAATGTTAAGTGATTCAATGAATTACTAATTTATTTATGCTAATAGTATAGATGATTGTATCAGTGCTCTTCCATCATAGGCTATTTAGCAAACCAAAAGCAATCAAATGGTTAAATAAATATAAACTAAAATCTGATAATTTTTCTGAAACAGAAAATTACATGCATTTTACTCAGAAAAAAACATCTAAAAAAATGAAACTAAGGACAATTACTGCTAGACCAGGTGTAAAATTTATAATAGCAATCAAACCAAAATTAATAAAGGCTGGTTTTGCTCTCTCATTACCAGCTAATATTCAGAGTGTTTTAGATCAACATGGTGAAAAATTGATCAAATCCGCAACTGTATGTAGAAAGCCAATACCGCAAACAATTGAAACAGTAGCAAATGTATTTTCACTTGGTAAATTTAATGAAGCTAAGAAGAAACTAGGTTATGACTATTTTTATCATTTGTGGCTCGACCTAACATTAGATGATGGTACTCCAATGATTTTAGAAAAAAATCAAACAATCAATTTTGCAGTAGGTAATAAAGGTGATCCATCTAACTGCATGGAAGTACCAAAACTTCAAAATAGTAATATTACTTTATCTGATTTTTTTAATAAAGCTGTTAATAAATTTGGTGCAACTGAAATATTTGATTATGATATGGAAGATCGATCATGTCAGCGATTCATTACTGCATTACTTGTTGCAAATGGAACTGATAATCCATCTCTTCGAAGTTTTACAAATCAAAATATAAAAGCAGCCATAACCAATGATATTATTAGAAAAGGTGCTAGAGTTGGGACTAAACTAGCAGAAGGGATGAGTATGTTGCTTGGCTTTGTTAAAGATAAAGCAAAAAAACTATTTAATATTGGATAAATTATTTTATAATATATATAATGGTTAAGAGAACATTTTATTTTGTTAAATTCAAAAATATTCTAAAAGAACGCTTCCCTGTTGAATATGTACGATTATGCTATTCACTACCGGCATCAAGTGAGAATTTGATTGTAGAAGAATATGTCAAATTTGAACTAGAAGATTCGGACCTTCATAAATTTGAATATTTATTGCATGATGTTCAATAAATTTAATACTATAAGTATAGATGCAACCAGATCCATTTACCGAACAAGTACCTAATACAGAAATCAAGGATTATATTGATATCATCAAGCGTCGATTAGAATCAATTGATCAACCACTCCTGAAAATGAAATACAATCTAGAAAGTATTACTTCAGTTAAGAATGTTGTTAATCAACATATCCGTACTTTGGATATGTACCACAAGAATAGTTTTGTAATATACAGGAATGTGTTTGATGGTATTAAGAAAACTATTAGTGATTCATTTAGAACATTAAAATAATTAAGATTAATTTACTATTATTATAATAAATGAAATGCGGAAATTGTGGATCAAAAAATTTTAATATCAATGAAGGTTATTGCCCTGTTTGTTTTTGTGCTCCTATAGATGCAGTATTATATGAAGAATCAAACAACTTCAGTCAATATAATGATTATATCGATTTGCGAGCTGAACCAAATACATCACACTCCAAGATCTACCGAATGAACAAAATACTGGATGAAGCTAGTAAAAAAAATGGAATTATATTTGTTTGGCAATTTTATACTGATATCAATAAATACTTGCTCTCATTCTGTGAATTTTTCTTCAGTATCAAATCTAGGAAGAATTTTCCGAGTTACAGCCAGATTATTAATTATTTTTCAAAGAACCACGGGTATGAAGAATACGCTAAGTATTTTAAGAAATGCACTACTTTTAAGATCAAGTTAGCGAATCACCAATTAATGCGAGATTTTGATAAATTTCTTGGTAAATAATATAATGTCAGAAACAAAATATATCTATTACTTTAGAGATTTTAATGAAAATGAAAATGGGTTTTTTATTTATACTCCAAAGCAAATAAGTGAATTTATTAAAAAAGAACCAAATGTATTTTTTAAACAACTAGGATATGATACATTAATGAATGATCTGGCCTATGCTCTTTACAACGCAATGAAAATTGATATTATTGGTGATTATGAACGTATGTATCAATCGCATAGCAGAACTTAGTTATTTAATTAATCCCAAATAATAAAGCCGTTTGATAGACATATTAAGCTGATCAAGGATTGAATCAAAATTTGATGGTAGTTCAGTCCCATATTTATATCTGCAAAAACCACAGCGGTCTAGTTTGTAGAAACAATGAACACAAATAATATTTTTGCATTGCGGACAAACAACAATATTACTAACAAATTTAAAACATATATTGCAAAATTTCATTATATAATATAGATGGAAAGTAATTTGCAAAAAGCTAGAAGGAGGTTGCATGAAAAATCACATGCCCAGTTCGCATTTGAAGCATATAATCCACAAGAATTTTTTGGAAAATTTGATATGTTAGATATTATTGACCAACGACGGTGGTTAGGAGTTTATAATGCATGTATCAAACACAATTCAAACTGCAAATATAAACTAAATTATATTGTTGTAGAAGATGTTGAAGAAGATGCATAAAAGCTATGGTTGTAATATTTATTTTCATGATATATTATATAGATGCTAAGTATTTTTAACAGAGCTAGAAAACAATGGCATGAAGAATTTCATGCCAAAATTGCATTTTATGCATGCAATCCAGAAGAATATTTCAAAAAATTTGATATGTTGGATAAAATTGATCAAAAACGGTGGTTAACTGTTTACAATGCATGTATCAACCATAATTTGAACTGCAAATATAAACCAACTTATATTAGAATTGAAGAGGTAGAAGAAGATGCGTAAATAAAAAATTGAAATCATTTTTATAACAAATAATATTATATAACAAAATGAATAACTACACTAAAACTCTTGAATGTGTTGTTGGAAAATTGGCTGAATTTGCTATTCAATGTGAAGTAAGAACAAAAAAACAAGAAGCATTGTTGTTTACTGCAAACATTATTTTTATTACATTTGCAATTAAAATTTTTATTGATTTATTCATCAACTGGAAATATCCCCGACATCACCAGTAGCTGGTAAGAATTATTTTATTTGTTATTTATTGGATCTATTTTTGCTTTGCGTATAAAATACCAGATAGAGGATATAATATAATAGTTTTATATATGTATTATTTTTTGTGTAGTAAAA